TGGAGGGAACCCACCAAACCCGCCAATTTGGCCAAAATAAATTTGGAAAAAAAAAAATTAAAAAAATTTAAAAAATAAAAAAAAGTAAAAAATGATAAAAAAAAATATATAGAAAAGTCTTTGGAATTTGGTGGGTTTTGACGTGGAGACCATAATTGGCGGGTTTTTGGAGGGTTTTGGTGGGTTTGGCGGGTTCCCTCCATAAATTCAGACCTTTTTCAAAAAACTAAAAATATACACTTTAAGTTTTGGTTTGTTACATTGATCTAATACATTGATCTAATACATTCTTCATTATATACAGCTTTATAATTAATAGTTTGATATAATCTATGTAAATCACCATTATTATCGTGATCTATTCTTTTAATCATTTTTAATAATTCTTCTAATGTTCTATCTGAATCAAATTTCCATAAAAATGATCCACTTTGATCTACAATTTTTGTATTTAATATACGAATATCGCTATATTCAGTATATTCATAAAGTTTATAAATTATATGTGCTATATCATATAAACATTCTGCTCTACATTTATAAGAAAACCATTGTTTTCCTTCCATTTTTATGATTGGTATATAATTAATTAAAAAATCATTTTTTAATTAAAAATGTAAATTTTTACTTTTTACTTTTTAACGAATTACTTTCGCTTATTTTTCTGTAAATCTTTGTAATATTTGTTAAGAGAATCTTCAAAGTTAAGTGATAGTCCAAAATGGAATGCTTCCTTACGTTTATCCATTATATATTTACAAGCATCTGCTGGTGTCATACCTAATTCTGCAACCAAATATACCGACACACTGATCGCCGATCTTTGTCTTCCAGCGTGACAATGAATAAGTATGTTGTTGCCCTGCAAGACAACGTGTTTATGAATGAATTGTACAATAACAGGAAAGAATTCGTACATTTTTTTATAATCTACTTCGCGAAGAGAATCATCAACTGGTATTCTCATATATTCTATATCTTTTTTATTAGCAAAATGATTAGGTATATCTTTTGTACAATTTAAAACAGCTTTAATTCTATGTTTTTTAAAAAAAGCCTGGTCTTTTGCTGCTTGATAATTACCTAGATACATTTTAGGTATAATTTTAGTGTATTTTTCTAATGGTTTATCTTCATCCTTCACCTTAAGACCCTTCTTTATTGGAGAATGTCTTCTAATATGTGTTGCCGGATTTACGTGCGTATTTTTACGAGTTCTCTTTATTTTTTCAGACATATATACTATCATATACTCAGAAATTAAAAATCACAAATTATATCGTATTTTTATTCATTTAATCAAAGTTACGCTTACGCGTCAAATATATATTTTAAAGTACTTACTAATAAATATTGATAATTGTCAAACAATTTTACAAAATATTCCTCTCGAAAATAATCACTAAATATTATATAAGGAGAATCAGGATAAATTTTACACGATATATGAATATTGTCATTTAACACATCTTCTAATAAATTGTAATAGTTATCTGGTGTAAAGTATCTTCGGTTTGGACAAGTATACACATAGTTATTTACAAAATATTCAGGTAACATTGAATCCCATATAAAATGTAAATTACTGGACGTATTTTTACCATCTATAAACATATTTACCCTTAAACTATTACCACCTCTATCATAACCTAATAAATGCATAGGCTGAGAAAAATCTTGGATAAAATGTATCAAAAATTTTAACAATTCGACGTTTGTTAATTCGGTATTATTTAATATGTAGTTGTATTCAAAATTGTATTTGATAGAATTAGTGAAATCTTGTAATGCTGATACAATACAATTATTATCACAATATTTATCAATAACTCGCTTATCATATCTTTTCGTATTACATTCAAGAATATCTATATAATGTAAATTTTTAGTCCAGGAATACATTGGTTGTCTCTTAATTTTATCAGCCCAAGAACTAATAGAAGCTATTGTGTGATTTTCAAGCAAGGTTATTATTTTATTATACAATTTAGGTTCGTATTTTTGTAAATACATATCCGTCAATTTACCAAGATGTCCATGCATCTTATATCCATAACTCCATACACCTACACATAATAACAAAAGTGATCTTAACATTGTTATTAATAAAATGACATTGTTTTTAAACTAATTTACTGATTTTGAGTGTGTAACTGAATTTTGTTTAAAATGCAATATATCCTTCTTTGTGTAGAAAGTAATATGCAATGAGTGTTGCTGCAAGAATATTAATATAAGAGTGTTGTTGCATAACCATTGATGGTTGATTAGGTTTGTAAAGAATATAAAGGTGAGAGGCGAATACGATAAAAATACCGATAAAATATGCTATTAAATGTTGGTCCATTGTAATATATATTATAAATAATTTAAATTTTTAATATACATTATAAATAATTTTAAACTTAATTAAAGTGTTACTTACAACTATCAAATAAAGGTCCTTCTTTCTCACTACATCCAAAGTAGCTTCCATCAACACATCTCTTAAGATCAGGATGGCAATAATTTTTTACAGCTGCATAATTACAATCAGAATTAGAATTACAACAAAGTTCAACACTACCTCCTCCTCCAGAATAGCTGAAATATTTAACTGTAGGACAACTATCACCTGGATACTCGCAAATGTTAGCACCATATTCATTTACACTATAAGTCCCACCAACCGCACAGTTATTACCAGACCAGTATTTAGATAAATCTTCGCCTTGTGAATTTGGTTTGGAATTAGATAAATCATCGTTGTGTGAAATAGTATTTTTTGGTTTACATGGAATTGAACTTACATATGACATCGTAAAAATTAATACCTTAAGCATTATCTAATGTTTATTAATTTTCATGATTATTTCATTTTTTTTTTAATAAATCATTATTTTTAACATTTAAAAATAATTGAATAGTAATTAAAAGTTATAGTAATACAATGAGTTTTGAATATGATATTCACTATCATCACGATTTGGTGTTAAATAAAGAAAGATATGTATCTAAGGGTTTAAGTGGATTAGTAAATTTGGGGAACAAATGTTTTATGAATTCAGTTTTACAGTGTTTGAGTAATACATTAAAGTTAACTGATTACTTTTTATCTTCGAAATACAAAGAAGATGATATAGATAAATTGAATAACCGAAAAAAGGAATATTATTTGATATTGAGTTATTTAAATATGATTATGAATGGGTGGGAAACAAATCAAGTTTTAAAACCAAGAACTTTTGTTGAAAATATTAGTAAATTTGTTCCTAAATACTTTAGTTTGGAACAACAAGATTCACACGAATGTTTGATGTATATTTTAGATTTGATGCATAAAGGTCTATCGTATGAAATTGAAGTAAATATTGTTGGTGATGTAAAAAATGAAAATGATCGATTAATGAAAAAATCTTTAGAACAATGGAGTAGCTTTTACGAAAAAGAATATTCATTTATAATTGAAACATTTTATGGTATGTTTTTTAACAATGTTAATTGTAATAATTGTCCAGTTAAAGAAACTGTTTTTGAACCATTTAACTGTATTAGTTTAAACGTCCCAATGACAAATTCTTCAAATTTGAAAAATCTTTTGGGTGATTATTTTAATACTGAAGAAAACATTGAATCTTGGGTTTGTGAAAAATGCAATGGTAATGGATGTAAGAAAACTACAAAAACTTGGGCATTTCCTAATTATTTAATTGTTCATTTAAAACGTTTTACAAATACAGGTGAAAAAATACATACTCACATTGACTTTCCATTAGATGATTTAAATTTAACAGAATATGTATCACAAGATAAAAAAGACCCTAACAATTATATATATTCTTTATATGCTGTAAATTATCATTCTGGTAGCAATCAGAGTGGACATTATTGGTCAAATTGTAAAAACATTGATAACAATTGGTATACTTATAATGATACAGATGTAAGTAAATTGAAAAATACTAATTTGTTATCTAAAGATGCATATATGTTGTTTTATTACAGAAAATATATAAAAACAAAATAAAACAGGGTGCGAACAAGTATGTTAAATAAATTCACGTATTTTTTACACTCATTTGCAAAATTGTCACAAAATTCATAATTCTTATTTTATCTTAATCTTAATTTTTAAATTAAATAAAACTTTTATTTGTAAAAGTTTTATTTGTAAATATAAACACCTCTTGATGTTAAAAATGAAGATTTATGAACTGCATAACATACAAGCTTCTGGATTTTCACTATTTGATGAGTACGTAGTACGTACTACCTTCTCATCTTCATCAAAATGAAGTATTTTGTTTTCCACCAAGGGTCTCAACTTCCTTTAGACCCTTTTCATCTTCATCAAAATGAAGTATTTTGTTCGCATCCTCGTAGGTCATAAGCTTTCCTTAGTACCTTCTCATCTTCATCATAACTTTGTATTTCTTCTATCATTTTTTAAAGTTATAAGTGGTTATGTCCTTATTTAAGAATTTATTTTTAAATAAGAAATGTATTTGAAAGAATTGAGTGATTTATGAACTGCATAACATACAAGCTTCTGGATTTTCTCTACTACACATTAAAACGGCTTCTTCTTCTTCTTTTTGTAACGTTTCACCACGTTCTTGTTTTTCACGAATAGATTTTTCTAAATTAGGATCAATTGAGAACTTTCCAGCAGCATAACTAGATTTACTTCTCAAGTAATACATTCCTGTTTTAAGGTGATTTTTCCAGGCATAAAAGTGCATAGAAGTAAGACGTTTATAATTAGGGTTTGCCATGAACAGGTTCATACTCTGCATCTGATCGACAAAAATTCCACGGTCACGGCATTGTTCGATAACACTTTTCATACTAATTTCCCATACTGTTTTGTACAAAGCTTTCAGGTCATCAGGGATTACGTCTATATTTTGGATACTACCATCGTTTGCAATAATAGTATCTTTTAATTCCTTTGACCATAAACCAAGTTTTATCAGATCTTCTACTAAATATTTGTTTACTACGATGTATTCACCAGATAAAACACGACGTTTGAAAATACAACTATCAACTGGTTCAAATGCTTCACTGTTACCCATAATTTGAGCAGTACTTGCAGTTGGCATCAATGCCGTCAACATACTATTTCTTGTACCGTATTGTACAAGATCCTTTTTAAGACTATCCCAATCCCAACGTCCCGATAAATAGTCTTTTAAATCAATACCGTCATATTCAGCCGCCAAATCAAATTGAAGTTTACCTTGACTAAATGGACTACCAGGGAAAGTTTCATATGCTCCTTTTTCTTTTGCTAATTTTATAGATCCTTGTAATGTTCCGTAGTAAATTGTCTCGAAAATTTCCTTGTTTAATTTCTTTGCCGCTTCACTTTCAAATGGTAAACGCATTTTCACATAGACCGATACTAATCCTTGTATACCAATACCGATAGGTCTATGACGCATATTACTTGTTTTTGTTTCTGATACAGGATAATGATTATTATCAATTACATCATTCATTGGTTCAATTATATACTCTGAAATTTGACGCAAATGTTCAAAATCAAAATAAGGTTTGTTGTCCTTGTCATATTTGACATATTTTGGTAATGCAATCGATGCAAGGTTGCAGACAGCATATTCATTATTATCAGAATATAAACTTATTTCTATACAAAGATTCGATGATCTAATAGTACCCAAATTCTTTTGATTACATTTCCTATTTACAGCATCTTTATATCCAATATAAGGAGTTCCAGTTTCAATTTGTGAATCTAATATTTTAGACCATATTTCTTGTGCCTTTACAACTCTTTTATATCTTTTTTCAGATACATATTTGTTATATAATGTTTCAAATTCTTCACCGTATACATCTGTTAATCCAGGACATTCATCTGGACACATTAAATACCAATCACCATCTTCTTCTACACATTTCATAAACAAATCTGGTGTCCAGATAGCATAAAAAAGATCTCTTGCACGAACATCCTCGTGTCCTTGGTTTTTCTTTAAGTCTAAAAATTCAAGAATATCTGCGTGCCACGGTTCAACATAGATTGCAAATGATCCTTTTCTTTTACCACCTTGATTAATATATTTAGCAACTTCATTATATACTTTAATCATTGGTATAATACCATCACTAGGTCCATTTGTTCCACGAATAATACTACCTTTTGCACGGATATTCGTAACGTGTAAACCGATACCACCAGCTAACTTTGATATTTTACCACAATCTGTAACTGTCTTGAAAATTCCTTCTAAAGAATCTTCAGTTCCTAATAAAAAGCAAGAACTATATTGGTTTAATCGAGTACCACCATTGAAAAGAGTCGGACTAGCATGTGTATAATAGTGTTGTGAAATAAGATCATATGTTTTTAATACAGCTTCAATGTTTTCTTTATGAATACCTATAGCTACTCTCATATAAAGATGTTGAGGACGTTCAGAAACCTCCATTTTATCGGTATCCTTGTTTAAAATTTTTTGTAAATAACTCCTTTCAAGTGTTTTATATCCAAAGTAATCGAAAAGATAATCTCTTTTATAATCAATTGCAAAGTTAATTGTATTTTTATTACGTCTGATAATTTCAATTATATCATCTGCTAGAATTGGTGTATGTTTTCCCGATCTATCTGTATTATTATAAAGTCTTTCCATAACTTCACTAAAACATTCATTTGTACTTTTATGTGCATTACTAATTATAATTCTAGAAGCCAACTTTTGATATTCTGGATTCTCTGTCATACTTATGGCAATACGAGCAGCTTCCTCATCTAATTCACAAGATGTAACACCATCATAAATACTAGAAACAACTCTTTGAGCAATTACATCTGGATCGATTGTTTCTAAAAGACCAAGAGAACTATCGTTACACAGTTTTTTCAAACGATAAATTACTTTATCAAATGACAATTGTTCTAAACGTCCATCTCTTTTCTTAATCTTCATTGTTGTTATACTCTATAAAGAAAAATATTTTCGATTTTTTATTTACATATCTATAAATAAAAAAAATAATGATGTATCATTACACATTTCATACATTTCGTTTACACAAGATCATTCTACATTTCTTTTTTTGTACTAACTGGGTTTTGTGTTGGATCTACAAAAACCGGTCTATTTGCTCTTACATCTTCGTATTTTAAACAAAAGTTTTGATCTTCCTTACACGTTTTAGGATTCATATATAACCATTTTGCAAAATCATCTTGAGCATTTGGTATTTGCGTATTTGGCATTGTATAAAATTGTCTTTGTGAGTTCATTTTACCAAACACGTCATTTACATCTTTAAACAAATTATTATTGAACATATCATCCATTGATTTTTTAATAGTTTCATCAGATATATCACATGCCTTTGGTCTATCTACTATAGCATTTGTTTTAGGATCTTCATTTAGATAATCTTTCATTGTAACATTCATAAATGGATTATCTAACGTTGGTTTTGTACAACTTTCAGTTTCGAAACTTTCTCTCTCCGTATTAGCACGTTTCGTACCACTAACACGTTCCGTAACATTTTGATTACGTTCCGTAACAATTTGATTACGTTCCGTAACATTTATATCACGTTCCGTAACATTTATATCATTTATATATATAAAATATGTTATCAATAAAGCTGCTATGAAAATACTTAAATATCGATAATTCTTATGATAATAAAACAAGATTATCGAACTATATAAAGACAACCTTACTAATGCATTGAAACGTTCTTCTAAAGTTTGGTCTTTTGTTGGAAAAAATTCTGTTAAACGATCTCCTCTAATAAGAATATATATATCGTTAAACCAAAAAGGATCTGATAAAGTTTGATTTTTACTCATATTACAATTATCATTTAAAAAAAGTTTATGAAAATTAAAAAAAATATATAAAAATTTTTTAAGTTTGATTTAATCTTTACTTGAAATTTCCAAAAAGTTGTTGTATACCACCATTTGAATTTTGGACAGAATTTATAATGTTTTTTGCTTGCTGTTCAAACATTGTCTTGTCTATCTCACCATTATTGATTTTTGATTCTATCTTGTTTGTAATATTTGATACTAAATTTTGAATCATATCATTGGGTTTACCTGACATAATAGATGACAGTAACATCATTGGATCAATTTTCTGATCCTGTATATCTTTACTCAAATCTGTCGCTAAATTCATTATATCACTATTCCCCATTAATGATTCTAATAAATTAATATTTGGACCATTTACATTTACATTTTGCTTAGGATTTTGCTTAATTTTGTTCTTTGAGCTAATGGTAATTACTTCTTCAAACTCCATTTGGGAGTTTAAATTTATACCATTTAAAAAATTTGATAAATGTGTTGTAAATGAATCTATATTTATATTATCAATTAACCCAAAATTCAATATAAAAACTGACATGTAAATGTTATATAAGTATTTTACTATACTTCGTTTTGTATTTTTATTTTCATTTGAAAAACAACTAAAACAAAGAATGTTATCAAACAAAGTAACATTATTTAAAAATGAATACTCTGATGTTTTAATCTTATTTCGCGTTGTCATAATATACGAAATATCTTTGTCATATGTTTCTAAAGCTAAAATTGTTTCCTTAACAAATGTTTTCAAATTAGTAGAATCCTTTAATGACCCTAAATACTTTTGTAATTTACTCACCTTTTGTTTATCAATATTATCAAATACTAAATCAATCTCGTTAAAAAATTTACCTAATGTCTTTAATAACTCATTTTCTATATTAGAATTTTCGAAAATATACTTTTGCATTTCATTTAATTGTGGCAATTGTGTTTCTTGCAATTGTTCTTGCAATTCATTTAATTGTGGCAATTGTGTTTCTTGCAATTGTTCTTGCAATTGTGTTTCTTGTAATCGTTCTATTTCAAGTTCTTCTTGCAATTGTTCTTGTAATTCGTGTAATTGTGTTTCTTGTAATCGTTCTATTTCAAGTTCTTCTTGCAATTCTTGCAATTGTGTTTCTTGCAATTCGTGTAATTGTGTTTCTTGCAATTGTGTTTCTTGTAATTGTGTTTCTTGCAATTCGTGTAATTGTGTTTCTTGTAATTCATTATTTAAATTTTGAATTGTTTCTGGATGTTTTGTTTCATTTAATAAATTTTCTTTGTCCATTTATTAAAATACCATAAAATAGATTATAATCATTACCGCACAATCTAAAAATTGAATAAATTAAGTTAAAAAAAGTTATCGCAAACGATGGATGGGTTTTGTTACTTTTGTTTTATAGATGAAATAGGTTTATGTGATTATTGTATTGATAAAAATAATATATGTATTAATTGTTTTTTTTCAGATCATATATGTCCTACGTGTATGGATGAGGGTGTTGATTTAATATTTGATAAAAATTTAATTCGAGAATGGATTAGAAGTAATGATTTACATTATAAACTCCTGTTTCTTCAAAAAAAAAATATAAATTAAATTTTTACAACAAAACATTTTTACCAGCTTTTAATAGTTTTTGAAAATATAACCATATGTGTGCTTTCTTTTTGTCATTTATTTCATTTGACAACCAAATATTTCTTATTTTATTTCCAAATAAAACATTATCAGATGACAAGCCTATTTGTTTTAAATTAATATCAAAGTTTAAAAAAAACTCTTCGTCACAATTAAAAATGTAAGATTCATATGGACCTACGTAACTAATATATTGTTCTACTGACAATCTTGGATTACTTTTTCTTATAAATTCAACCGTGCTTCGTGTTAAAATAAGATCAGATTTAAACATTGGAAAACTTGATTCTAGATATTCTAAAAATTGATCTAAAATATCATTGAAAATTTTTATTTGTACGATTTTACTCATTATTATTATATATTATAAATAAATCTTTAAATTCAACCGCTTTTGCGTTAGATGATTAAAACTAAAATAAAAATTTACATTAAAAACGATGTCAGAAAAGGTGTCAGAAAAGGCTTCTAAAGGATTATCTGAAAAGGTATCTAAAGAATTATCAGAAAAAGTTGACGACTCTAAGAAATTAAATAAAACTATACACGAATTTGATAAAAAGATAAAATGTTTACAAGATATTCGTCACGAGATAAAGAAGAAGAGAGTTTTGTTTGATGAAAACAAAGAACGTTTTGGTTTAGATGAAATGTCTCAATTAACAAAGGTTAAAAATACATCTGAAGTAAAGGGTTATCCATTCCGTGGTTCTAGAAAAGATTATCTTAAAATAACAAAGGGTATAAATATTGGGTTAAAGATTGTTCCAATTGAAACAAAATATGATAAGCGAGAACATCCTTGTAATTTAGAAAATTTGGTATTAAAGCATTTGACAGAACATATTGTCAATAAAAATATTTCGCCTCACATTGCTTATTATTTAGGTACACAAAAAGTTACTAACAAAAGCAAAGCTTTGAAAATGTTAAACTTGAAACGTTTAGAAGTTGAAGAAAAAATAAGAACGCATTCAAATATGTTAATTTCTGAATTTGTTGAGGGAGGTAGTTTAGATAATTGGATATATGAAATATATGAGGAAGATAATGAAATTACAGATGAACAATGGAAATCGATTGTGTTTCAGTTGTTATATACAATTGCTATTATTCAACGTTATTATAAAATGATGCATAATGATTTTCATTATGGAAATATTTTAATAGATGATTCTATAAAACCAGGTGGGTATTTAGTTTATGATATTCATGGTAAAAGATATTATATAAAAAACACAGGTGTTATTCCAAAGTTATGGGACTTTGAATTTTGCATGGTTTATTCTGATAAAATACCCGATTGTTATCCTAATAAATTTATATTAGGACCATACCAATACGATAAAAAGAATCATAAAACGATAGTTGATCCATCTGTCTTGGATGAACCTGAAGAGCCAGAAGATATAAATGTACCTTTTAACTACAATGAATTTTACGATGTACATTATTTCTTGACTTCTTTGTTAGATCTTTATATATCACAAGAATTGTATGATTGGATTATTCAATTGTATCCAAGAGAATTAATCCCAGATGAAGATTCGTCTTCTCATTCTACTAATACAACAAGTGAAACTACATCAAGTGACACATCAACTGACACCACTGACACCACTGACACTGAAACTGAAACTGAAACTGAAACTGACAAGACGACTGAAACTGAAACTGACACTGAAACTGAAACTGAAACTGACAAGACGACTGAAACTGGCAAGACGAGTGATACATCGAGTAATAAAAGTTCATTGGAGTCTATATATGTAGCGGAAGGTCGTTTAGTAAATGGTGCAGAGGAGAAATTTAAATTACCATCTCCGATTGATTTAATAAACGAGTCTTTTTTTGAATCATTTACAAAACGTCCAGCAGATTTTGATGAAAAAGATGCTTTGTATTTTAAAGCTGGATTTTAGGATACGTGTTTATTTTTAGAAATAAAATCTTATTTGTTTAAATTTTTATTTTTTTTGATTGTTTTATAATATAAATCGAAATGTCAATGTCTACACTAATTGAGGACTTACCAGGATCTATTCCTGATGATATTAGAAATGATATTCACGATATCTCTATTCGCCATCAAGAAGAAGAAGTTGTTAGGTCAAATACTTTACAAAATCAAAATATACCTTCTGTAGAAAATGATATGAGATTGCATAACACCAATACTTCTAATATAACTGCATCGATAAAAAAACGTGTAAAATTTGAAGATGAAGTTGATACAAGTTTTATTGAATTTTTGAAAAATGAAATTAATGAAGAAAATTTGTTACTTTTTATAATTTTAATTTTTGCTAGCAGAGATGATTTTGATGGATTTATTTTACGAATTCCATTTATAAACAAATACACTGATTCATCATTTACTGTAATTTTACTTCGTTGTTTATTATTACTATTAGCTTATATAATATTACGTCGTTATGTTGTACCGAAAATAAAACTTTAATTTAAATTTTAGTTGTACCAAAAATAAAACTTTAATTTTATATATTTTAGTTTAAATTTAGCTTTAAAAAGAATTTTGAATGAATTTAAAAATTCTTTTCTTATATTTATAATAAATGACTATTCCGTATTTGAATAGTTTTACTAAGATATTTAGTAAGGAGATAAATTTAGTAAAACCTATACAAGATAAAAATATAAGGTTGGTGTTTGGATTTTGTAAAAGAATATTTATTGTAGATAAAGATGAAGTAGATAATAATTTACATATGAATTTTTTAAATTTTCCTAAAACAGAATATTTTGATGAACTGGTAAGATTTAACCCATATTATATAGATTATATTATATATCCTTATTTAGATTATGTTTCAGAGGAGGATATGAAAACAGAGCCAATTGAATTAGTAAAACGGTATAATTATTTTATAAGAGAATTACCTAATAATTATACCAAATCAATTATTATTGCAAAATTAGAACGTGTGGTTGTATCAGGTATTGATACATATTATATGAATTATTATATGAATAATAATATTATTAGGGGTATTAGATCAAATCGTAATGCTTTTAAGACCAATTTATTAATTAAAATTTTAACGGAGCAAAAAAAAATAGATATAGTATCACAAATTGAGAATTCTTTAAAAATGGTATTATCAAATGTGCCAGAACGATTTGAAAATAACTTTAATCAGGATTTGTTAAAAACGGGTGTAGAATTATATCAATATCAGAAAAATGATATATCGTGGATGAAATCTATAGAAATAGATGTTTTAAATGGCGATAATAGTATAACTTATGATTATTGTATGGCATTTAAATCATTAAATGATGATTTTTTGTTATACGAAGATTCTTTATATTCTGGTAATACAAACATTGATAATTATAAATTACAAGTTAAATTTAATTATAAAGGAGGTAATCTTATATCCGAAATGGGATTAGGTAAAAGTTTAATTATGTTGTATCATATTTTAGAAGAAAACAAAAACACACAAGATTTTTATAATCCATATGTTGAGTTTGCTGATAATTGTAATTATTTTTATAAACGTGGTAAGAATAGAGGTAATAATTGTTTAAAAAAACGAGTAAATGATTTATATTGTAAGGAACATAGTAAATCTATTTTTATAGATAAGAGGTCTTTAAAATTTTGTAATTTGTCCAATTTTGATATAAGAAATTATATATACGTAGTAGATAATAAGGAATTTATAAAAACAAATGCTTCTATAATTATTTGTCCAAATCATTTATGTGATCAATGGGTACAAGAATATTATTCCAAGTTTAATAACAATCATCGTGTTGTTTTAATAGTGACAGGTGATCAATATTCAAATCTTACATTTGGTGATTTATTATTTGCAGATGTTGTAGTTGTTTCGTATAATTTTTTATTGAATAAGAACTTAGTATACGAAAGAAAATTAGAGTGTGATTTTACTTTAAATAAAGAGATGACTCTTAAAGAAAAACAGGATTTGTTAATGTCAAAAAATTTAACATTTTTACACTTATTTTACTGGAATCGTGTTATATTAGATGAAGTTCACGAAATTCAAAATATGCAAAAGGCTAATTTTTTAAAAGGTAAAATATGTAATTTTTCTAGTATGTATAAATGGAATATATCAGGTACACCATTTGCAAACAATATAACAAGTTTTATAAACTTGATGTCATATAATAGTGATTATGGTAAGGCATATTATTATGATTTCGATAATTGTATTTATAGAAATGAATATTTTAGTTTAAAGAGTATGTTAGAATTTGGTTTAGATTCAAATATTATCAATAAATGTAATTTTTTATTTAGAAGAAATACAAAACGATCTATAAAAGATGAATATGATGGAAGTATTATAAAACCAAATGTTCATTTATTAGATTTTACATTACAGGAAAGATCTATATATGATAGTTATATTCAAGAATCAAATAGACATTTAAATTTTTTAATTAAATTATGTTGTCATCCAGAATTAAATCATGATACTAAAGAGATGATTCGGAATTGTAAAACATTTGATGAAATACAGAAATGTATGTTGGATTATAATAAAAGATTACTTGAAGATGAGTGTAATAAGATTACAACATTAGAAATAGAAATTGATTATTATGAAACACAATTAAGAGAAGAAGATCCTCAAGTTGATGTAGATTCAATTAAATGTAAATTACATATATCTAGACGTCAATGTACAATCCATAAGAAAAGTCGTGATGATATATCTAGGACATATAATTATTTAAAAATGTCAATTGATAAATTAAAAGATTCTTCCTCTGAATTAACGTGCCCTATATGTTTAGACGATATAGATGTTAATAATATTGTTATTACAAAATGCGGTCATAAATTTTGTTGGGATTGTCTTTATGAAACACATAAGATTAGGAAAGATACTATTATAAAGTGCCCTACGTGTAATTTATGTATGAAAAACGATGAAGTTTATTTGTTAAAAGATGATAAAACAAATCATGATGAAATGTCTGATTTAGAAAAAATAATTGAACGAGTAAAATCTACAAAAATAGGTAATATTATATATTATTTAAAAAATTCTATAGAACCTAATGATAAAGTTATTTTGTTTTCTCAATGGGATGAAATGTTACACAAGGTTGGTGATTTGTTAAAGGATACTGGTATTAATATTGTTTATTGTAACGGTACCGTTTATCAAAGAAAACGTGCAATTACAAATTTTACTAAAAAAGATGATATAAATATTATATTATTATCATCAAGAAATGCTGCCAGTGGTATAAATTTAACAGTTTCTAATAAAATTATATTTTTAGAACCAATTTACGGCACAAAAGATTATAGAACAAGTATAGAATCACAAGCTATAGGTAGAGCTGATAGAATAGGACAAAAACGTCCTATTGAAATTCATAGATTTTTAATTAAACAAACTGTAGAAGAAGACATATACGATGATTTAATTGATGACACGAAATTAAAACAATTAAATATGAAATAAAAAAAAGTGATTTAAATAAAAAAAGAATAATAATTACAATATGGGTGCAGATTATTATATAATTAAAAGATTAAAAATAGAACATTCTGATGGCGTAGATGTAATTGAATTAGATAGACAAAGATGTTATTTTGATTATTCTAATTATGATTATGATAGTGATGATAGCTTTGACATATCAATGGATAAATACAAACATTATTTAACAGTTACATTTGTACCACGAGTACTTTACGAACATGATAATTGGAAGAATGAAAAGATTAAAAAAAAATATATAGATATGGTTTATGAAGAATTAAAAAAATATAACAATGCATTTGGTAATATACATAATATTATTAAAGAAGAAGTTAGGTATTTTAGATAACCATTTAATAGATATATTTTTAACTTTTTAATAAATATATTTTTAACCGTTTAATAAATATATTTTTAACCGTTTAATAAATATCACTAAAATTTATACCTTTGTATTCATTTACATATATAGATTTCACATTTATACTATCAACTTCTTTTATATTATAATTGTGGTCGTCGAAAAATACAATATCATTTTTTGTTAAATTTTTATGATTATTTAATATTTCTAATATCATATCTTTTTTACTAGTATATTCAGTTATACTATTTAAGCTAGGATGAACATCTCTTGTTTCCTTAATTATACCATTAAATAATAATGGTGGAATATTTATTTGATTTAAATAATTACTAGGTTTAAAATTATGAGTAGCTATATATAATATTTTATCATTATCTTTTAAATACATTAAAAAATTTTTAACCTTTTTATGATACATCTCAGCATAATTTTCGTCTACTTTATGTAAATATAATGTATTATCTAAATCAAATACAAAAATCTTATAGTCTTTTAATTGTTTATCCGTATTAATTCCTTTGTCAACTGTATCAATTCGTTTGTCAACTGCATCAATTCGTTTGTCAACTGTACCTACGGTATGTTTTCTTTCAAATGAAATTCGTTTTCTTTTAACTGAAATTAGTTTAGTCATTTAAGGATGTAGTAGTAATTTTATTACTAGTTTTTTTTAATTCAATTTATTTTTAATTAAAATCAACAAGATCTTTTTCAGCGAAATTGTATGCATATTTTTTAGCTTCTTCAAAATCCTGCATATAACTCCTTTCTATAATTATACCATTCAACAACAGCGTATTTATACATTTTAACATTTTTAGTTAATTTTCAATTTTATAATCAAGATGGGTTTTTCATAAACATAGGCATTCTAAAATTCTTTGGTCTAGATCTAGGTATTGGTCTAGGTATTGGTCTAGATCTCGGTATAGGTATTGGTCTAAGATTAGGTCGTTGTTGACGTGGGGGAATCGGAATATATCTTGGTCTATTTGGTATCTTTTGTTGTTTACTACGACCATCGTGACCACCACCATCGTGACCACCACCATCGTGACCATTGTCGTGACCATTATCGTGTCCATTGTCATCCCAATCGTGATCATTGTGGTCCCAATCGTGTCCATTGTGGTCCCAATCGTGGTCGTCCCAATCGTGGTCCGAATGGTCCCAATCGTGATCCCAATCGTGGTCCCAATGGTTCCAATCATAATAATTATGATAATACCAAGGATAATGATAATATTGTGATGGCCAATAGTAGTAGTCGTGATCGTATCCATTTATAGGGCGGGGTTGGGGTTTGTAAAATTTTCTATTCATATGTTTTATAATTAACTAATATATATTATTTGTACATTTTATACGCAATAAACATAATATAAGAAATAGGTATTTAGTTTAAAATTATTTTTAATTAAGATATTAATGAATATTGAAGAACTGTTAGAAAGTTATGATAATGACGGTTATGTATATTGTCTTATGACGGGGTTAAGTGTGATGGGTGTGTCATTAGTTAAGATAGGTAAGATCGGAATGAAGAAAAATGAGAATGAACAGCAAGTGATTGATAAGTTATTAAGACGTTACAATACGTATTATCCAGATTATGATGTAATTCATTTTATGAGAATGGGTAATTGTCATAAAGCTGAGTTAAGTATATTTGAATCATTAAAGCATCTTCATTATAAGAGAGAGATATATACATATGAAATAAATGATATAGCGAGTGCGTTTGAAAAGGCTGGGAGAGAATATCCAAGTATTCAGGAGAGGTTAGAGAATACTGATATATCTATTATATCAGAATTAAATAAGATACTTAGAGAGAGAGAGTTTCTTAATTAAAATTGAATTTAATTTTAATTGTAAGAATTTTAATTAAAAATGTCATTACAGTACACATTAAATCGAATTAAATCAAGTAATTTAAGAGAACACGATCCTGTATTATTCAATAATGTCAAAGAAATAATGGATTCAAGAGATCCAGAGTATATCAAAGAATTATATGAGTTTATTAGAAATGATTCAGAAAAAAGAGCAAATTCTATAACAGACAATTCTTTCAATAAAAATCTAACTGATAATATTCATCATTTTTGGAATAATTACTATTCATTCTTCGTTGGTGATTCTAACACATTGTTTTTTAAACATTAATTTAAATCGAAATATATATTCAAAATATATATTCAAAATATATATAAAAAATAAAAAAATTGATTTTTATATATTTTTTATATTGTATATATTCTATACAAACAACAATATGGTTATATGCGAAAGAACATGCTTTGCTAACGCCAACACCAATACCAACACCATTGATTCAACAGTAATTAGTGATGTTGAATATCAAAAAAGAAAAATTTTACGTAAAACAAGTGATATTATATATTTTGGAACATTTAAAGAGGACATTGACTTGGTAATTGACGATTGTTGTAAATTGAATACAATACTTGTGAATCAATATTTTTATGACTTGATTTCCAATCTACAATCCAAAGATATGTATTTAAATGATGATATTTATATATTAGAAGAAATATTAAAAATACGTAAATTTATAAATGCAAATTAATTAAAAATTAAGATATTTAAAATTAAAAATTAAGATATTTAAAATTAAAAATTAAGATATTTAAAAGTCACGATATTATAAATGGACATTGAAAAGAATTCTATTGCTATTCAAACAGAATCGTCTTATGAAACTTTTAATATTGACATTAGCGAATTAGAATTGGAATTTGAAACAAAACATTTTTTTAAACACTTGGCGTTTGCGAATCAAAGTTATTTTCAACATTTTCGTGATGCAATAAAGTATAGTTATATGAGTTTTAAAGCATCTTTTTGTTTTTTTGTTCATTCAATTTGGCCAGATATATATATAAAATCAGGTTCAGAAATTGTTCACGAATTAAGTGGAATTATAAAAGAAAAATATACAAAGAGAATTAAAGAATTATTAACTAATTAAAAATAATTAAGTATTAATTTTATCTTGGTCTAAAGATTAATTTTATCTTGGTCTAAAGATTAATTTTATCTTGGTCTAAAGATTACTTTTATCTTGGTCTAAAGATTACTGATCTGAAATCATTCATTTGTTTATCTGTAATTATATTATTTGTAATCGTTTTAAAATTAAAATTTAATAATCGTTGAATTAAGAAATAAATAGCATATACACCACATTCGCTGTTTTCAGATTGATGTTGTTTTTTATTATATAATTTTTTATAATTGTGTCCTTTTGATTTAAGATATTTATAAACCTTATTTATAAATGTTTGGATATTTTTATTAGGTAATTTACCAACTGAATCGTAATATTCAAGTGTTTTTGATTTATTATCTATTAAAAATGCAACCCAATGGCTACCGGATTGGTTATGATTATCCAAGTTAAAAACCATACCTACTTTTTCATAATTAAAAATTTTTCTGTAATCTACATCAGTAACTTTGTAAAAATCAGCAGGTAATGCTCCTAAAAATTTAAATGAAACAAATAAATTTTGGTATTGTTGCAAAACATTATTTATATCTTTTGTATTTAACCATGATTCTCTTGTTTTTGTCATTTTAGGTTTAAATGTGAAAAATTTTATTTTATCCCTCAACTTTTTATCCTTTATATTCTTTATAAAATCTAAATCTATCCAACAATATTCATAAGGACATATGTAATTTAATCTATCGTATATAGAATACCACAATTCCCTTTTTGTTTTATTATTTATATCAATAGGTATTAATATATTGCATTCTTTTGAAGCTAATTTATCTTTTTTTACATCTGACAATTTTGGACATATTTTATTCTTTTCAATGTAATTATTGAACTCGTTTGCTATTATTTTTAATTCATCGTGTTTAAAACACGTGTAATGATCTAAAACATCTACGTTTGGCGAACACGTTCCGTACGACATATCTATTATATATATACAAATAAAATTTAGTTAATTGCTAATAATTAGTCGTAACTTTACATTTTAAAAAAGTGATTTAAAAATATAAAACATTCTATTATATAAAATGTCACATTCTGGTGAATCTGATTATTACAATTTATTTATGTCTCAATTTATTCAAACTTTGGCTCAATTAAGTGCTGCTCTTGTTACATCTACATTAGCTGTACCAGCTTATAGCTATTATACAAGAAGATTTAATGTTGTTAGTCGTGAAAATATTATGGAAAAAACTATTGATAATACTATTGGTGATTTAACAGATGACATTACTGATTTAGATGACTCTGATGATGATAGTAGCAGTAGTAAGTAATTTATATATTCTCATTGACAACCACGATTAATTGCTACGAAGCATATACTGAACTGAATCGATGTTTATTTAAAAATAATTCATTATTATTTAAAAATAATAATAATGAAACAAAAAATAGTTTGTGTTTATATGATAGAAAATTTGACGAATGGTAAGAAATATATAGGTCAAAGTATTGAGTTTAATAAAAGAAAAACTAATCATAAGTGTGATAGTAAAAGAATTATTACACCTTTATATAATGCTATTAGAAAAGATGGATGGGAAAATTTTGAATATACAATTTTAATGAAAGATCAGACTATAAATTATGATAAATTAGATTTTTGGGAATGTTATTTTATAGAATTATTTGATACATTAAATAGAGAAAAGGGATATAATTTAGAAAGTGGTGGAAATAAAAATAAAAATTTAAATCCAGAAACAAAAGCGAAATTAAAAATAGCACAAAATAAAAATAAACATTTTTTAGGTAAAAAACATACAGAAGAAGCTAAGAAAAAAATAGGTGATTCAAAACGTGGTACAAATAATCATTTTTATGGTAAAAAATATACGATTGAAATGAAAACAGAATTAGGTTTAGGTACTGGAAAATTATATAAAGAAGGTTTATCAAATGGTAAACCTGCATATAAAACACGTTTTATAAAAGAGAAATGTATAACTATTGAAAAATATTCTAATTTAAGTATTCCATTAATTATTTGTACTAGAATTTGTATGGAAAACGAAATTGATTTTAAATCTAATTTAGTAAAAGATATGGAAAATTTCGTTAAAAACTTTGATTTAAAAACATTTATTAATATAAATTAAAATGAATCAAGATAAAAAGGTAGCGCTTATCACGGGAGTTGGAGGACAAGATGGATCTTTTCTTGCAGAATTATTATTAGAAAAAGGATATATTGTACACGGTATTATTAGACGTTCTGCAACATTTAATACTCAAAACATTGATCATATTTTTGATAAACTTCATTTACATCACGGTGATATTACAGATAGTATGAATATTCATAATATTATATCAAAAGTTAGACCGTGTGAAATTTATAATCTCTGCGCAATGTCACATGTTGCTGTATCTGCGAATATTGAGAATTATACCTTTCAGGCAAATACACTAGGAGTTCTTAATATACTACAAAGTGTTAAAAATTTAGGGATGGAAAAAACATGTAAAATATATTCAGCTTCAACTAGTGAAATTTTTGGCAATATTACAGATGGTAGTTTTAAATTAAATGAAGATTCACCACAAAATCCATGTTCAGTGTATGCGATATCAAAATATGC